CCTCAACCAGCCCCGTCAGGCGAGTACAAGGTAGTGGTGCGTGATGGTGTCACCCAAGACGGAAACGGCAACTGGGTACAGGCGTATGTAGAACGTGATATGTTTGCCGACTACACCGACGAAGATGGCACGGTTCACACCAAAGCAGAACAAGAGGCTGCATACACGGCGCGCAAGGACGCAGATGCTGCTACGGCTGTTCGTGCAGAACGTGACAAGTTGCTATCTGAAACTGACTGGATGGGCATGTCTGACGTAACTATGCCAGCAGAGTGGGCTACCTACCGTCAAGCGTTGCGTGATGTGCCGTCACAGGCTGGGTTTCCGTATAACGTGACTTGGCCTGATGCGCCCTAATGATCGACCCGATTAGCCTCTTTATGGCCGCTACGGCGGCTTTTAACACGGTCAAGAAGCTAGTTGAGGCGGGCCGTGAGGTTGAGGATGTACTAGGTCAAATCGGTGTTTGGATGGGTAAGGTCAGCGAGCTTAACGCGCTTGACAATAAAAAGCCCAGTATCTTTAAGCGCATTGGTAGCGGCAAGTCGGTCGAGCAGGAGGCAATGGAGCAACTCCAGCGCCGTGAGGCTGTTCGCAAGCAGCACCTAGAAATGATGTCGATGGTCAAGCTACGGTACGGGCCGCAGGCTTTTGAAGACCTAATGGTCATGCAACGTCAGATCAAACTTAAACGTGAGCGTGAGTTGATCCATCAGGCGCAGCGACGTAAGGATGTTGTTATGTACGCACTGCTTGTGATTGTTTTTAGTCTTGGCATTTGGGCTATTTGGGGCATGATTGCCACGGCTATCGAGTGGAAGCAAAACGGAATATGACCGAAGAATTTAAACAAGCCGACCTCAATGGTGATGGTGTCTTAACACCTGACGAGTTTCAGCTAGAACTGAAACGCAAACGTTTGGAAATTGAAGACGCTGACGCACAACGTGACCAACAGCGCAAGATGGTGTGGTGGGTGCTGGCTGGTATGCTGGGCTACCCCTTATTTGTTGTTGCCGCTAGCTTACTGGGATTAGACAAAGCGTCGGACATTCTTGGTGCTATGGCGACTATTTATTTTCCGAGTACTAGTTTAATTCTGGCCAGTTTCTTTGGGGCTGCTGCTTACCAAGCTAGAAAGGACAAGTGATGCTACAAGCCTTAATTGGTCCCGTTACGGGACTACTAGACAAGTTCATTGAGGACAAGGATCAGAAAAATGCGCTTGCACACGAAATTGCAACCATGTCTGAACGCCACGCGCAACAGCTTGCAATGGCTCAAATTGAAGTCAACAAGGCAGAAGCTGCTTCAGGCTCTGTTTTTAAAGGCGGATGGCGACCTTTCATTGGGTGGGTTTGCGGTTTTGCTTTTGCTTATCATTTTATTCTTCAGCCCATTCTTCTCTTCGGGACAGCTGCTGCCGGAGTTTCTCTTCCACCTCTTCCTGAGTTTGATATGAGCCAGATGATGCCCGTGTTGCTGGGTATGTTGGGTTTGGGAGGTCTTCGCACCTACGAGAAGAAAACAGGGGTAGCCAAATGAAAGGTAAAGAGTAAATGCTATGGATACCGGTCGCCTTCGTATGTCTGGTGAGCGGGGACTGTACCTTTCACTACGCTTACGTTGAACGGTACCTATATGAGTGCGAAGCGGTTAACCGCAAGGCAGTAACAAAAATGCAAGCTGACTCTGCCGTTCAAGCCTACGATGTAACCTGTGTTCAGGTTTTGCTAAAGGAAAGTGGAAATGCGACTAACGAAGAACTTCAGCCTAGCGGAAATGACAAAGAGCGATACAGCCTTACGCCTAGATTTGGACAATATCCCCGGTGAAGAAGAGATTGCCAACCTGACCGCCCTATGCGAAAATGTGCTACAGCCGGTGCGAGACTATTATGGGATGGGCGTCAAAGTTAATTCGGGCTTCCGCCACCCTGATGTGAACGCCAAAGTTGGGGGGTCAAAAACCTCGGATCACTGCAAAGGTATGGCGGCGGATATTGAAATCCCCGGTATTGCTAACGCAGATTTAGCGCAATGGATTGTGGACAACATGAACTTCCGTCAAGTTATCCTCGAATTCTATACCCCCGGTATCCCAGATTCGGGGTGGGTGCACGTCAGCTACAACCCTGCCGACAACAAAAAGCAGGTGCTTACCGCTACCAAAAAAGACGGGAAAACTGTATATTTGCCCGGACTTGTTGCATAAGAGCATGCCATGCCTTTACAGAAACTCTTACTAAAACCCGGTGTCAACCGAGAAAACACCCGCTATACCAGCGAAGGTGGTTGGTACGACTGCGATAAAGTACGTTTCCGTCAGGGCACACCCGAGAAGATTGGTGGTTGGGCGCAGCAATCTAGTAACAGATTTCTTGGGGTATGCCGCGCCTTATTAAACTGGGCTAGCCTTTCTAGCGCAGACCTTATGGGCGTTGGTACCAACCTAAAATATTACGTAGAACGTGGCTCTGCTTTCTTTGATGTAACTCCTATACGTGAAACGACAGCGGCTGGCGATGTAACTTTTGCTGCTGTAAACGGCTCTGCGACTATTACTGTGACGGATACTGCACACGGGGCCATAGCCAATGATTTTGTTACTTTTAGTGGTGCCGTCAGCCTTGGTGGGAATATAACCGCTGATGTCTTAAACCAAGAATATCAGATCGTTAGCGTAGCAGATGCTAACACGTACACAATTACAGCCACAGCCACAGCAAACGCTTCGGATACAGGTAACGGTGGCGCTGCTGTGGTGGGCGCATACCAGCTTAATACTGGCCCTGATCAACAACTACCGCTAAACGGCTGGGGGGCAGCAGCTTGGGGCTTTGAGCCTTGGGGCGAGTCTAGTTCTACGACTTCTTTGCGTCTTTGGAACCATGCCAATTTTGGTGAAGATCTAATTTACGGACCACGCGGTGGTGGCGTTTATTATTTGGATTACAGCGCAGGCTTGTCTAACCGTGGCGTAGCTTTAGCGGATTTAGCTGGCGCGTCTAACGCGCCTACTGTGCATAACAAATTGCTTGTTTCCGACATATCTCGGTTCGTGATTTGTTTTGGTGTTAACCCTCTGGGATCGAGTATTTTAGATCCTATGCTTATTCGGTGGTCTGACCAAGAAAATGCTGCCAACTGGACGCCTTCGGCAACAAACCAAGCCGGGGATTTAAGGTTGTCGTCGGGCAGCGAGATTGTTACAGCTGTTCAGCAACGCCAAGAAGTGTTGGTATGGACTAATGATGCCCTGTATTCGTTACAGTATTTAGGGCCGCCCTATGTCTGGGGCGCGCAGTCTCTTGGTGAGAACATTTCTATTATTGGCCCGAATGCCGTAGCCAGTGCGGCAAACGTAACTTACTGGATGGGGCATGGTAAGTTCTACCGTTATGATGGTCGCGTTCAGACCATGCGCTGCGATTTGCGCCAGTTTATTTTCCAAAACGCTGATGATGGCCTGACAATAGACTTGACGCAGAATGAGCAGGTTTATGCCAGCACTGTAGAGGCGTTTAACGAAGTCTGGTGGTTCTATTGCTCTAAGGCTAGGCCGACGGGTTCTTCGCCTGACCGGTATGTGGTATACAACTACGCCGAGGATATTTGGTATTACGGCAGCATGGAGCGCACGGCTTGGTTTGATAGTAGGTTACGTGACCGCCCAATCGCTACATACGCTAACCGTCTTGTTGAGCACGAATTTGGGGTGGATGACGTCGCTACTGGCACACCCACGGCTATAAATGCTTACATAGCGTCTACTGAGATAGACATAGGTGATGGGCATAACTTTGCTTTTATTTATCGTGTTTTGCCGGATGTAACTTTCCGTGGATCTACCACTGTTTCTCCAACTGCAGTGATGACATTGCAGCCTATGCAGAACTCTGGCTCTGGGTATAACAACCCAGCTTCTGTAGCCGGTAGCGCCTCTGCATCTATAACGCGTACCGCCACGGTGCCAATTGAACAATTTACGGGACAGGTATATACCCGTGTCAGAGGCCGTCAGATATCTATCAAAATGGAGTCTACGGAATTAGGAACCACGTGGCAGCTTGGTGCACCACGTATTGATATTAAACCTGATGGACGGCGGTAATGGCAAACGTTATTACCTCAGAACAAATACTTGCAAGGGCTGTTGCACCGCGTTTGCCGTCGGCTCCCAACGAGTACGACCGTCTGTTTCTAGAGCAGCATAATAATATACTGCGCCTGTATTTCAACCAGCTAGATAATATTCTGGGGCAGTTGCAGTGGAATAAGCCAATCGCCTATCTGGATTTTGATACAACTGTTACGCCTGCTGTCCATCAAACAGGCCGACTCGATTGGGACTCAGATGACGCAACGCTTGAACTCGACATGGAGTACGGAGTTGTCCAACAGATCGGGCAAGAGACCTACGCCCGCGTAAGTAACAATACTGGTTCTACCATTCCCAACGGCACGGTTGTCGGCTTTGCTGGAGCAACAGATGCCTCCCTAAGAGTAACGCCCTACCTTGCAGACGGCGCATCGCCTACGATATATATTTTGGGCGTGATGACCCACGACCTGCCTGACTCTGGGTTAAAAGGCTACTGCACGGTATTTGGCTTTGTGCGGGATTTAGACACTACCGGCACGCCATACGGTGAGACTTGGGTACAGGGGGATGTTCTCTATGCCTCACCCTCCACTGCTGGCGGTTTTACTAAGGTCAAGCCCACTGCTCCGGACAACGTCATCATCATGGCGGCTGTTACGGCTGTTAGCGCTACAGAAGGGGTCATTTTTGTCCGTCCTACTATTCTCCAGCAGACGTATTACGGCACGTTTAATCTGACTACCGATTACAGCCCACCACTTGCTGATACGGCCTACCCCGTTGTGTTTAACAATACTCAGTCTGCTAACGGCGTGGCGTTGGGTACTCCTGCTTCTAGGGTCGTTGTGGTCGAGTCAGGGTTTTACAACATATCAGCAACGCTTCAGTACACCAGCTCAAACGCGTCATCAAAGAACGTCTACAGTTGGATTCGCAAGAACGGTGTAGATATAGTGCAATCATCTCGTATTTTGAGCCTTAGCGGAAGCGGCGTGTATAGCCCCGTGCTGATTTCAGAATCGGTGTCGCTGGCGGCAAACGACTATATCGAGATTGTGATGGCTTCAACAGATACAGCCGTGTCTTTGATCGCGGCCCCCGCTACTGCGTTTGCCCCCGGTTCTCCCGCCGTCAGCTTGGTGGTTGAGCAGATACAGCAATAACTTCCCATTTGTACTTTGACACACTAAAATAAAAGCACTATGAGCACTATGAACTTGAGCTTACACCCCATCGCCGAAGCCGTCCGGTCCCAAGGCCGGAACGGTGATTCCATGCTCGTTCACATGACCCCCGGCGAGGTCGCTGCACTCCAACGCATGGCCGAAGCAAACGGTGGTACGTTGACGATTAACCCTGAGACTGGACAGCCCGAAGCGTTTTTCCTAGCCGCTTTGCTACCAGCCCTTGCTGGCGCTGCGATGCCGGGTATTGCCGCCGCTACTGGAATTGCTGCTCTAGCTAACCCCCTTACTTCTAGTCTTTTAATTGGCGGTTTGACGGGTGCGCTGACTGGAGATATGAGGCAAGGTCTAATGGCTGGCCTTGGTGCTTATGGTGGCTTTGGTCTTGGCGAGTCTTTGATGGGTGCAGGGGCTCCCGCCGCCGCCGCTCAAACCGCTCAAACCGCTGCCGCTCAAACCGCTCAGGCCGCTCAGGCCGCTCAAAACGCCGCCGCTCAAGCCGCTCAGGCCGCTAAAACCGCTGCCACCCCGGGTGTTACTCAAGCCATTTCCGGCCCCGTTAGCGCTTCCGCTGCAACGCCAATACTTCCATTTGGCTCAGAAAATGTAGCCGCAGCTCAACAATTAGGTATAAATGCTATGCCTAACGTTTACGGGGCAGCTCCTGCCGTTGCTCCTACTGTCGCTCAAGCCGCCGCTCCCGTTGCTCAAGTCGCCGCTCCCGTTGCTCAACCAGTCGCTAATGTCGCCGCCGCTGTTAAGCCAGCCCCTACTATGATAGAAGCTATCCGTAGTGGTTCCGGTACCGTTTCTGGTGGCGATGTTTTTAGTCAGATGGGCACCGGTTTGAAGAACGTAACCGCGTCTGGTGGGGCTGCTGGGGATTTCCTTAAGGGGAATATCAGTAATCTAACTATGGCTGCAGGCCCTGCCCTTATGGCAGAAGGCGA